GTTCTGACAAACCAGTCAGGATTCAACTATCTTGACACATTAAAGGATGAACGCGGCGACTACATTTTGCAGCCAGATGTCACAGACAAAACAAAGATGCTTCTTTTTGGTGTATATCCGATCAAGAAGGTCAGCAACAAAGTTTTGAAGAATGTCGAAGTGAAGACTGATGGAAGCAATGTGTCAGCGTACAAGTACCCACTTTATATGGGCGACTTGAAGGAAGCAATCACTTTATTTGACCGCGAGAAGATCAGCATCGAACTTTCAACCGAAGCTGGCGATTTATGGGCGAAAGACCAGACAGGAATCAAGGTGCGTGACAGATTCGATGTGCAGGCATTTGATGAAGAAGCAGTCATCAAGGGAGAAATCACAGTTCCTGTTGCTGGTTAATGGCAGCAGGCTTCAGGAGAGGAGGAAAAGACATGGAACTGGAAGAACTGAAAGCATATTGTCGTATCGACTATGACGATGACGATGAAGTGATCAAACTGATTTATGCAGCAGTGCTGGAAGAAATGACAGACCTGATCAAAGACTTCAATCCTGAAGCACTCACGAACCGCCAGAAGTTATTGATCTGCATGTATGTCAAAGAAGCCTACGACAACAGGGACAGAACAGCACCAACAGACGACAAAGTCAGATTCGCGGTGCAGTCGATGATGCTGAAAGAAAGGTTGAAGTGATATGTCAAGCGCAAGGATCAAAATATACAAATATCAGTATGGGAAAGTTGATGGAAGGCGAGTGGAAGCAGAACCGATCTTGTATCACGAATGCTGGTGCGAGATCGGCAGCCTTTACGGAAAAGAACTGTACAAGGCAATAGAAATCAGACTGGAAGACACAATCGTGTTTGACAAGATCAGGTATTGCAAAAAGGTCAAAGAGATAGCAGCACACCTGAAGGGCTACTTCGTGGAGTACGAAGACGAAAAATACAATATTTTCGCAAGGGACTTCAGACAGAATGACAAGCAATATGTACAGCTGAAGGCGAACCGCGTCACATAGATGTGTCAGATTCTGACACGGAAAGGAAGCAGCATGAAAGTGACTTTTGAATTTGAAGGACTGAAAGAACTTCAAAACAGATTGGAAACGCTTGCGAGCGATTCAGAAATCAGAAAGACAAACAAGCAGATATTCCAGCGTTCTGTTGATTATACCGAACCACGAATGAAGGCGGTTATGGCAAGGTCAGCAGACAATTCAAAGTCAGGAAAGAAGGGATACAGACCTTCTGGACACGCTGCGGATAATATCCCCACGAAAGCGACAACAAAAGGCGGCGAAGTTGGCTGGACGCTTCTGGGCGATGCTGAAAATTGGTTTTACATGAAATTTGTAGAGTGGGGGACAACGAAACAGCCCCCACAAGACTTCCTTTACAACACAATGGAAGAATGCCGCGGACAGTGGGACACGATAGCGGATCAGGAATATCAGAAGTTATTGAATGAAAAGCTGGGAGGATGACACATGGACATTGTGAAGAAGACACTGGATGCGCTTGCAGTGCTGGAAGCAGAAGGAATCACAGTGCAGCAGGGCTGGTATGACGCAGACATCAAGGGACTGCATGTGACTGTGTGGAATCTGGGGGACTACGGCGGCGAACATTCGGACGATGACGAAGAAGTCGAGATTGCAGCAGTGCAAGTGTGCATCTGGTCAAGCACAGATCAAATCAGATTAAAAAAGAGAATCAAGCGACTTATGAAAAAGGCAGGATTCGCATTCATGGGCGCAAATGACAATCTTGAAACAGATACAAAAATATTTATGAATGCCGCAAGGTTCATGGCGGCAGAAGAAGCAGAACAGGAGGACGAAGAAGAATGAGTGAAGCAGGAAAGCAGCAGATCATCAGATCAAGAACAAAGTCGTTTCGTGACATTTATGTCGCACCAGTAACACAGAACGATGCGACAGCATACGCAGCAGGCACACCAGTCAAACTTGCGCGTGCTATTTCGGGAAAAGTGTCTGACAAGTTCAGCGTTGAAAAGATTTACAGCGATGACGGAGTGGAGGACACAGTTGAAACCTACGAAGGAACAGATGTGGAGTTTGAAGTCAATTCCCTTGCACCACAGGACAAAGCAATGTTATTCGGTCACTTATACGAAAAAGGCTGGCTTGTAAAAAACAAGGACGACAAAGCACCTGAAGTCGCTGTCGGATATAGAGCAAAGAAGCTGAATGGCAAATATGAATTTGTATGGCTTTATGTCGGAACATTCGGACAGGGATATGATGACAACTATCAGACACAGGAAGACAAGGTCACAACACAGACAGCAACGTTGAAGGGCAGCTTCTACGAACGTGCATGTGACGGAAACTTTGAAACACAGGTTGACGAAAGCAACCTTCTGGCAGAACACACGGACGCAGCAGCAGCGATCAAAAACTGGTTCGGAAAGGTACAAGAGCCAACAGAAGCGGCGTAAAAGAACAATAGGAGGGCGAACACATGAAACATGAAGTAATTATCAACAACAAAAAGTATGAAATGCCGAAGATGGATGTTGACACATACATGGAATACCTTGAGATCAGGGACGACATCATGGGAACTGAAAAGAAGAACGGACTGTATACAGCCGCGCAGTTCCGAAAGATGATGGACTGCATCTGCATGGTATACGGCAACCAGTTCACTGTTGACGAGTTGAAGGACAAGGACACAGGACTGGGCGTGGCTGCAATTATCATGGAATTTGCGTCAATAGAAACATCATTAGGCGATGAGGTCAACGCAAAGGTCGAGAAGTTACAAGAAAATTTTTCAAATGGCAAATAATACCCGAACTGACACTGATCTGCAATGAAAAAGAATACATATGCGCATCAGTGTCGGTTGAAAAGTACAGAGCATACACAGAACTAATGGAAAAGAATGGCGGCGATGATGTTGCATCGGCTTTTCAGTTCAATGCGGCAATTATGAAAATGGTCTTCGGAATATCCGAAAGGGAAGTGCTGAAGGCAGATGTCGCAGAACAGCTGGCAGCAGCAAAGATGATTCATTTTGTGATGCAGGACATCATCACGCAAAAATTCCTTGAATTAAACCCGAACAGACCAGAGGAAGCCGAGAAGGAAAAGTCGGCATTCGATGAATACGATGAAGAAAACGGATACAACGAAGCTGCAAATCAGCTTGACGATGAAAACATCTGGAAAGTATGCCGCGACAATGTGGACAGGGTTGTGAAATTGTGTATAAAAGGGCTGAACGATTCACTTTCAAATGTTATGAAGTCGGATATTATGAGCCTTTTGGATCATGTGGCGTTCGAGATCAAGACCATCAACGAGAAGTGATGAAAGGAACGTGCATATATGGCGCAGGCATCAATCAAGATCGGTGCTTCAATGTCAGAATATCAGGCAGCAATGAAGGCGGCGGTCGCAAGTATGAAGCAGCTGTCGTCAGAATACAGCCTTGCTGCGGCAAATGCAAAGCTGTACGGCACGAAATCTGACGCGTTAAAGGCAAAGATCAGCGAACTTACACAGAAAATGGATGTCCAGAAGACGAAAGTCGAGGACTGCAAGTCACATTATGAAACACTTACAACCAGACTGGACAACAACAAGAAAAAAAGCGAAGAACTGAAGGCGAAAGTCGCAGAACTGTCAAAAGCATATGAAGAAAGCAAGGAAGCGACTGGCGAAAATTCAGAGGAAACAAAGAAATTAAAAACAGAGCTGGACAAAGCAGAAAAGCAGCTGGCAACAACAGAAGCACAAACAACGAAGTATGAAGCAGCAGTGAAGAAACAGGGCGCAGCAGTCACACAGGCTGAAGCTGACCTTGCGAACATGGAAGTGCAGCTTCGTGATGTCAATGCGGAACTTGCACGCCAGAAGTTCGATGAATACGCGGAAAAGGCTGGAAAAGTCGGACAGGCAGTGCAGACAGCAGGGCAGCACATGATGAAGGTCACAACCGCGATCGGCGGCGTGGCAGCGGCATCAGTAACAGTTGCAGCAAACTTTGAACAGCAAATGTCAAAAGTGCAGGCAATCAGCGGAGCAACAGCAGAGGACACAGACAGGCTGACAGAATCGGCGCGTCAGTGGGGGCGTGATACAAAGTATTCAGCAACCGAAGCAGGCGAAGCGTTTGAATATATGGCACTTGCTGGCTGGAAGACAGATGACATGCTGGAAGGCATCGGCGGCATCCTGAATCTTGCAGCAGCATCGGCGATGGACTTGGGAACAGCTTCAGACATCGTCACAGACTACTTGACAGCGTTCGGACTATCGGCGAAGGACGCTGGAAAATTCGCAGATGAAATGGCTTACGCAATGAGCCATTCAAACACAACAACCGAAGCACTTGGCGAAGCATACAAGAACTGCGCTGCGACAGCGGCTTCAATGGGCTATTCGGTAGAAGAAACAACAGCAGTATTGATGACAATGGCGAACGCTGGTGTGAAGGGCGGAGAAGCAGGAACAGCCCTGAACGCTATTATGACCAGACTTGCGACAGACACAAAAGGATGCGCAACGGAATTGTCGAAGTACGGCGTTGAAGTGTACGATGCGCAGGGCAACATGAACAGCTTGTCAAGTATTCTGACAGGCGTGCGCGGAGTATGGAACAACCTGACAGACGAACAGCAAGCGAACCTCGCAAAGACAATCGCAGGAACGAACCAGTTCAGTGCATTGCAGACGATCATGTCAGGACTGTCAGACGAAGCGATTGCATCGGGAATGTCCTTCAGCGATTATTCTGAAGCACTTCAGAACTGCGATGGAACAGCTTCAGACATGGCGGCAACAATGCAAGACAACCTTCTGGGAAGACTGACACAGTTGAAGTCAAAGCTGGAAGATGTCGGAATCACAATCGGCAACTCACTTATGCCATTCATGGAAAAGGCAGTGGCAAAGATTGGAGAACTTGCGGACAAGTTCGCAGCATTAAGTCCACAGCAGCAAGAAACGATCCTGAAGATCGCAGGCGTTGTGGCTGCGATCGGACCTTTGCTGACGATAGTCGGAAAAGCTATCAGCGTATCTGGACAGTTATCATCAGGAATCGGAAAAGTTGTCGGCAAGTTGGCGACAATGGGAACGACAGCATCAGGAGCAACAGGCGGCATGGCTGTCCTGGAGGGCGCACTTGCAGCAATCACATCGCCAGTCGGAATTGCGGTCGCTGCGATCGCAGCAATCACAGCAGTCATAGTGACGCTGTGGAACACGAATGAAGACTTCAGAAACAGAATCACGGAAATCTGGAACAGGATCAAGGCAGTGTTCACAGAGTTCGGGCAGCACATAACCGACAAACTCAATTCGCTGGGCTTCGATTTTGAAAACTTCGGGGAAGTAGTCAAGGCAATCTGGGAAGGCTTCTGCAATGTATTAGCACCGATCATCGAAGGAGTGTTCAATAATATTGCAATCTTCATTGAAACAACACTGAATGTAATCACAGGCGTGTTCGACTTCTTCGTGTCATTATTCACAGGCGACTGGCAGGGATGTTGGGACGCAGTGAAAAGCATATTTGAAAGCGTGTGGAATGGGCTGAAGGAATATATCGGCAACATTCTGAACACAATCAAAGGCGTTGTTGACGCATTTCTGGGCTTGTTTGGAACGTCATGGGACGAAGTGTGGAACAGTATCAAGACAACTTTTGAAAACATCTGGAATGGCATTGTGTCGTTCTTTTCTGGCATACTTAACGGAATAGTGAACACAGTCACGACAGTGTGGACAGCGATCAGCACGACAATTTCAGATGTACTGACAGGCATCTGGAACACCTTCAGCAATATATTCACGACAATCAGGGACTTTGTATCAACAGTCTTTGAAACGATCAAGAATGTGATCACAGTTGCGATCATGGCGATTGCAGAATTTTTCAGCGCAGCTTTTCAGATAATCACAGCACCATTCCGATTCATCTGGGAGAACTGCAAAGATACGATCATAACAGTATGGGATGCAATCAAAGAAAAGATAAACACAGTCATCACAGCAGTGCAGAACATCATCACGACAGTGTGGAACGCGGTCAGCAGTGTATTTTCGACAGTCTGGAATGCAATCAGCGGCGTGATCACGACAGTCTGGAACGCAATCAGTACAAGAATACAGACAACATTGCAGACGATCCAGAACATCATCA